CGTATAAACACGGTGTGCCGTGAGTGCAATCTCTACACACCCTCACGACTAGCAACCTGTCAAAACTGCGACAGAGTTCTAGTCAGCGCATAACTTGGGAGTAGGACATCACCGAAACCAAAACCTGCTACAGCCACGCAGGTAAAACAAAGGGGACAGTCCTGAGTATGACTATAAACTGCTCATTCAAATAGGCTAACGCCCCTGCTTCGCGGGGGGCGTCAGCCACTCAACAGATAAAAGGAGCAAGGAATGAACAACGAACTAACAGTGACAGGTAAGTTGAAGAACATCAAGGAGTTCGATCAGTACGGCTTGATGATCGTGGGTCAGTTGACCCAGAAGGTTGGTAACGAACGAGCAAAGTTCACAATCCCAGTAGCCTGCTTTGACGAAAGCATTGCAAGCACACTGCGAGGACTGCGCGAGATGCAAGACGGTAACGGCTTTACACCAGTAGTGAATATCGTAGGTGAATTAGACACCAAGTTCGATGTTCGTCAGGGTGTTGAGTTAAGTGACCGTAAGCCACCGCTTACCCGTGTACTTATCAAGTCCGTAGAACTAGCAGAAGTCTAGTTCAACCGAGAGGGGACTGGGACATTTGCCCTAGTCCTCTCTCTCTTTCTAGAAAGGTAGATCACTAGGTGTTTACTAAGTCTGTAGACCCCAATGCGTTTACTAAGTGCAATCATATCTATAGTCCAGAATGTAATAGCTGTGGAGAAGACAACACTTACAGATGGATAGTCTGTGCAAGATACAAAAAAGATTGTCCTGATTTTGCATGTATTAAATGTGGAGAAATAGAAATAACAACCGAGAGGAACAGCAAGTGAGTAAAATGAAAGAGATAGACCTAGGTGCAATAACTCCAGAGCATCTAGCAATTGTTCAAGATGTATACAAACTAGTAGCATTCTTGTTAGATGAAGATGCTAACTATGATCAGCTAAGTACCGAAGAGCTTGAGCTAATCCATGTATCCACTACTAACATTAAGATCCGTGATGGTGTATTGAAATACTTTAGTGATGCACCGTTCAACATTCGAGTAGACATTATGAAATCATTTACAACTATTAGCCAAGCAATGGTTGACAATGAATCAATCGGAGCAGAGACAATTGGATACACATCAATGGTATTAGCAGCATTCTTACTATGCCATGCAGGTATGTTAGAAGACTTTGATGAAGATCGTGATGTTGATTATGAATTAAAGTTAGTAGATGATTTGTTGCATGAAGCAGAGATCTTAGGCTGCACTGCTAGTTTACTAGAGCTACTGCAAATGGCACGTGATCACAACGTCCCTCCATCTATTTTCTATACATCAATACAAGCTAACTCATTCCACGTAACAACAGATCCAGTATCTAAATGATTAAGACAAGCAGTGGTACCGTGTACTACACACAGCAAGAAGTTACTAACAAGATCAATGAAGTAATGGAAGACGGCTATCGTATTACCAATGCTATCTATGATAAAGCAAAAGAGATGGACTGGTGCAGTGAGTATGATGACTGGGCTGAACGAACAAATGAAGGACTTAAGTTCTTTGAAATCCCATTAATGCGTAGAGAATGGGCAGTTACATACACTATTGAACGCCTTCAAAGAGCAACAGTAACAGTACAAGTAACAGCACGTAATGATGATGAAGCAGAAAATCAAGCTGATGAAGCATACAGTACAGAAGAGTTAATAGAAAAAATAGATGAAGATGATTGGGACACTAAGTACGAAGAGATTATAGAAACAGAAGCACAGGAGATTTAATGAGCATCAAAGACGAGCCGTGGTTTAACGACCCGTTCAAATGGTACGAAGACCAAGGACATCCAGAGATTGTAGGCATAGCCGTAACAGATAAGGTAGCACTTGATTTTCTTCAAGCATTATACCAAATCTATAAACAGCTAGAGCGCAATGATAGAACAAGAGCGATGGAAGATGCCAAGCAGTTAGCAATACTGCTACTAGCTAGTGCATTTGATTACGCTGAAGAAGCAATAGATGAATTAATTGTACAAGAAGTAGCAGCAGTAGATATAGATGCTGCATTCGCAGAGATGATAGAGGAACAGAATGACTAGACGTAATCCATACACAGTAATTGGTACGCACTGTGAGTACGAAGTAAACACAGCACGTGACCTAATGGTACAAGCTGGACTTGATTGGAAAGTTACATTAGAAAATGTATTTATTAATCCATATTACAATGAAGATGAATCTGTTGATGTAGTAGTACCAGATAGATATGCAACAGTTAAGTGGACTGATGCAGGTGCTGAACCATTAGCAGTAGTAGGTTCACGATACAAAGTATTACAGAATGATGAGATCTTCTCATGCCTTGACGACATCGTTAACAACAGTGATGCACGTTATGGTGCAGCAGGTGAACTCAAGGGTGGCAACGTAGTATGGGCAACCATTGAACTACCAGCTAACATCACGGTAGGTGACGATCCACATAATGCATATGTAATTGCACGTACATCACACGATGGTAGTATGCCATTCCAAATGACACCAGTTGTTAATCGATTGAGCTGTACTAATCAGATCAATGCAGCCATGATGAGTGGTAAAGCTAAGGGTATTTACTACCGTGTTAAGCATAGCCCTAACAGTAGCATCAACCCAGATGATATTAGAAAAGCATTCAAGATTATGAATGAAGATGTTCAGAAGTATGCAACAGTATCATCACACTTACGTTCAATTGAATTCAACAGTGATGAGTTCAAGAACTTTATCAAGCGAGTGTACCCACTACCTAGCAAGATCGAGTTCTCACCATACGAGATGCTTAGTGCAGGTGAACGTACATCTAAGACAAGAGTAGAACGTAACAGACTTAGTGCATGGAACGTATGGATTGGTGAAACAGACACGCAACACAACATTAAGAACACAAAGTTCGGTGCGTTTCAAGCTATCGTAGAAGCAACCGATCACTTCAGTAAAGACTATAGCAAGCAAGCAAGCAAGATGATTCTCGGCACAGACATAGCCGTTAAGTCACGAGCACTACAACTATTAGGAGTAAGCAATGGGTCTTGATATGTACCTAAATGTAAGTGAAAGAATTACCAATTGGAACTTTGAAAAAGAAACCAAAGGTAACAATGATAGATTTGATGCGATCATTGAAGCATCAGGTCTAAAGGTTAGAGATGCAAATCCAGTATTAACACTAAGTAATACAGAAATCTATTGGCGCAAAGCTAATCAAATTCATGGATGGTTTATTAATAACTGTGCAGGTGGAGAAGATAATAACTGTGAAGATATTAAAGTATCCCGTGATGATCTAGTTGAACTATATGATACATGCACAGTGTTACTTAATAGTAAGTCAAGAGAACTAGCAATGGAAATGCTACCACCAACACCAGGATTCTTCTTTGGTACGTACGAGATTGATGATTGGTACTGGCAAGATATTGAAGAAACTCACACAAAACTAGGTGAGTTACTTGATAGAATCACAGAAGAAAACAAATGGAACTATGAGATTGAGTACTATGCATCATGGTAGAACTATCAGAAGATCACTTTGCTATTGATGGATACAAAGCTGAAGTATTACTAAGTGAAGACACATTAGTTTATTTACAAAAGATTAATGAGGTAGTCATGGAAGGTGAAGCTATGTGGTTCAAAAGTTTAGTTACATGTAGGTATGATCCACACACAGGAGATGTGTTTGATGTTTCAGATTAATTCTAATGAAACACCAGCCTGTGATGGTATGGATACTAACTTCTTCTATCCAGTAGGAGAAGACAATGAAGATAATGCATGGGCAAAGACTAATGTTTATCCACAGTTAAGAAAAGTCTGTGGACAATGTGATGTGCTTGATAAGTGTAGAGACTGGGGTATTAAGCATGAAGAGTGGGGGTTCTGGGGTGGCATGTCAGTCTATGAACGCCGTCAATGGAGAAAGAAATACAACATCAAGATTGAGCAACCTTGGACTTCAGGGTTCTTGAGAGGAATGAATAAGTAATGGAATGCTGTAACATGGACATAGAAGAATTATATAAGCAAGAAGACGAAGATGTCTGCGAGTCATGCTATGATCGTATCGAAGCACACATTGAAGACATGATGCTTAGTCGAGCTAAAGAAGAATTCTATGATAGGAATAGACACTATGATTAAAATAAATGGATACGAACTACCAGCACATGTATCTTATTCAGCACTGACAACCTACCTTGATTGCGGTTGGAAGTATTATCTTACACGAGTAGAAAAGTTAATTGAACAACCAACTTGGTATTTAGCAGGTGGTAGTGCAGTACACACAGCGACCGAGATGTATGATAAAGAACTATTTGAAACAGAAGGTAAGTAATGAACAAGTATTGGGAAGCAGCATGGGCTGCACAACAAGCAGAACAGCTAACAAAAACAGGTGTTGATCAGGGAAAATGGAAAGCATCTGGTCGTGCAACTAAAGCTAATCCCAATAAAGAAGATGGTGATTGGTGGAACGTTGAAGGTTCTAAGATGGTTGACTCATGGATTACATGGCGTAATGGTACGCATCCACTAACTATGTGGGAAGTACAACCTGGAGTACCAGCAATTGAACTTGCACTTACACCTATCTGGAATGACATACCAGTACAGATGCACATTGACAGAGTAATGATTAACCCTGATGGTGAACTAATTGTATTAGATATTAAGACAGGTGTACGTACCCCATCGTCAGACTTGCAGTTAGCATTCTATGCTGCAGGTATGGAAGAAATGTTAGGCATCCGTCCACAGTATGGTGCATACTGGATGGCTAGGTCTGGTCAGACTAGTGAACTAATTGACCTAGACTATTTTAGTAAGGATGATATCATTGAGATTGTTACTAAGTTTGATCAAGCTCGTAAGGCAGAGTTGTTCATACCTAATCTCAATCACTGTATAATGTGTAATGTAAAAGATCAATGCAAGTACAAAAGAAAAGGATAGAATAAATGGAAAGTAGTTACGTAGTAAATGTAAAGACCAAAGTAGGTACTATCATTACCGTACGTGGTAGTGATGCTACTGAGTTTGAGAATAACATCAATGCTCTTATTGGTAACGGAGTTAATAACAGCATTGCTGCCATGGAAGAATTGTTTCTTGGAGTACAACCAAGTCAGCCCAGTCAACCTCGATCAGGAGTTGATGCAGTGGTTGATGCGTTAGGTGGCACAGTAATTAGTGAGACACCAACAACCTTTGCACCAGTAGCACCTCCATCAAATGGTAATACGTTCACAGCAGGCACAGCCAGCAGGTCTTGTATCCATGGAGTTATGACTAAGCGTGAAGGAGTAGGACCATACGGACCTTACAAGGCTTACATGTGTCCAACAGCCAAAGGTACACCAGATCAGTGTAAAGCTATCTACCTAAAAGCTAACGACCCAGACTACGCTACGTTCTAGTCACACAAGTTTGACTAGGTAGTGTAGTGGGGAAGGCTACCTACCTAGTCAATTTTTATTGGGAGATAAATGAAAACATTAAGCAGAGCAGTAGGTCGTCCTGACATTGGTGGTGAGCCAATGCCTACAGTATTCAGGACATTCGACACTAACCAAATCGTATTGCGTAGAGCAGAAGTAAGTATGATTGCAGGCACACCAGGTGCAGGTAAGTCAACGCTTGCGTTAGCCTTAGCTTTACGTATGCAAGCACCAACGCTATACCTGTCAGCAGATACTAATGCTCACACTATGGCTATGCGTTTGTATTCAATGATAACAGGAGTATCACAAAGTGAAGCAGAGAAAATCATATCGGAAGACCCAGTCAATTCTAGGAATAATCTTGCTCTTGCCAGTCATATCTATTGGAGTTTTGATAGTGCCCCTAATCTTAGTGATATCGACGATGAGGTTACCGCGATTGAGGAGTTACTTGGAGAAGCACCTGCCTTAATAGTTATTGATAACCTTATGGATATTAGTATGGACGGCGGAGAAGAATTCGGTAACATGCGTAGTGCACTTAAAGAACTTAAGTACTTAGCAAGAGATACTAACGCCGCCATCCTAGTGTTACATCACACACAAGAAGGTTATGTCGGAGACCCATGCCAACCAAGATCATCCTTACAAGGCAAGGTAGCACAGTTACCTGCATTAATCCTTACCGTTGGACAGAGTGGTAACGGACTACTAGGTGTAGCTGCAGTAAAGAATAGGTACGGTAGAGCAGACCAGTCTGGTAAGACACCAGTATGGTTACAATTTAATCCAGAGTATATGTTCATAGCAGACCTAGAGGAAGCAAGATGAGTTACAAAAATATTCGACATCCAATTGGCTATGATGATATCTATGTTGGATGTCACTGGGATAACAGTGAAATGTGTGGTGCATGTTTTGCTGAATTACGTATAGATAAAGTACGTAAATTAGTTGAAGAAATTATTCAAGCAATAGATGGCAAACAATATGGATGGGAAGGAAGACTAAATGAAGGGCGTGAACGGTGCGTATGTTCGGGACAATCCTAATCCAAAACCAGAACTAACATTAGAAGAACTATATCAAAAAGCATTAGATGATATAGAGTTTCTAAGATATGCTAACCGTGGATTAAAAGATGAGTTAGCAATTTCAAATGACATTAGATACAAACAGCATCTAAAAATAGTTGAGTTAGGAGTGCCAAGTGGAGCGTATTAATTGGGATACCA